GATCTTTCCAACAATCGGTCTTGATTGCGGTGATGTTTTTGGGCATATTCAACAAGTAAAACTTTAAATTCCTCCCATGTATGCCAACCAGGATGTTCGACACCCCCAAAACGTGATTGAGGGTTGAAAAGTCGGAACTTTGAATTAAAGAAGTTTTTGTTAGCACTTGGCGGAATCAACGGGTCAATAAAATCCATCTCAACTAACATATCTCTACGTCTATGGAAAGCTTGCTCATTACGCATCATCCTTAAATCAGAATGGAGGTAAGGGCAATTAGTTGTTGACAAAATAAAGTCAGCCTTAAAGCTCATCCCTTTTTCTTCTAAATCAGCCATGGGCACTATGAATGGGTTATTTGATTTCATCAAAATGAGTTCCATAATATCAGCAGCCTCCATACCTGAGTGTTGGGCTAAATCATCCATCTTAAGAAACTTCATTTCAGGGGAAAAACCGTCCCAATGATCAGTTCTAGTTCTAGAATATGATTGATACGGTTTAATATCAAAAACCTTCATGAGGAAATGTTCGACTTCACCCATGATGGTGGACTTACCTACTCCAGGTTCACCAAAAATAGAAACGTGGAACGGGTCCTTCCTAAATCTTGTTATATTGTTTTGCTTATAAAAGTAATTCTCATACTTCGCTATCCTCTCATTAACTCTAACAATGCGATTCATCCAGCAATTATCAAGTTCCTTCCGTTTAACCAATTCCGTTAAAAGTTTAGATTGGCGTTTAGCTTGAGCTATTACCACATGCCTTTCTGGGTTCCCTTTGAGTTGAAATTTCATCTGTTCAAGGTTAAACTCTTCAAGCCATGTAATAATATTCACCGCATTTTCTTTAGTAACCTCCTCTAAATCATTATCTATAGAAGGCAAAAACTTCGTTTTAAGTTTTTCCACTGTTTCTCTGATATAACCAGATCCTTTTTCCATGTCCCTAGTTTTACCTAAGTTCTGAATAAATTTTCCAGCTTGCTTAAGGATGCTAGCATCAGGATTAATAGATGAAGCTGCAGTTATGACTGCTAAGATTGGTACTATAAAATTAATGCTATCCATAATACCATTTGCTTCAGCGCTAATATCATCAATATCGATGAAATGTTCTTGCTGGAAAATAGCAGCTTCCAATCGCTCTGTCTGGGACTTAGTCTTTTCTTTAATCTGGCCCTGTTTCATTATTTTCATATTGTCTAAGGCTTGGTCAAAGATCCTTTGTAATTGAGGACTCAGTTTCTTAGCTATAATTAATGGCAAAAGGAGATAATCAAACATCTCCTTAAAGCCAAGTCGCTTCATAATCTCGCGTATGATAATATAACCAATAACCTCGCATACATTATCCCAACTAATTGAGTCAACTATCTTATCAAAGAAATCGGTAAAATCACCAAAAACCTTCTTGTAAACATTATACACTGATGTTCTTATACAAGTGCACATACATTCAAAGAATGTTTGAGTCACCTCATGGATCATGTCCTTGAGAGCACTCTTATCAGAAGTGACTGTGGTACATAACCTTGCGGACAACCACTCGGATAATCCATTGGCTTGGGGTTTATTTTTCCTTTCATCTTTCCATTTCTGGATAAGAATATGGAATTCGTGCCATAAAGAGAGTCTCACTTTACCATGACCTCTCTTTCGGAGCGCAATAATTCCCTTATACTCTTCAGCCTTCTGATCTGTGAGACAATTAGGTTCACCCCAGAATTCTGCTTCATCTTCTTTATAACCATTAGCCTGAGCCATTGGTCTCTCATTTTC